CGCTGCTAAGGCCGCCATGGAGGATGCCGCCGCATCCGACCTACTCGCCGGGCAACTTAGGCGCGTCACCGGCGCAAGCGATGCGGCCGTGGCAAGTGCTGAGGATTACATCACCGCGCTTTCTATGCAGGTGGGCATTGCCGACGACCAGCTGCGGCCCGCGCTTGGCAAACTGGCAACTGCAACGGGCGACGTCAGTAAGGCGCAAGACCTGCTGGGCATTGCCCTAGACGTCTCAGCACAAACCTCCAAGCCGCTCGAAGCCGTAACCGCTGGCCTTGCAAAAGCATATGGCGGAAACCTCGGGGCGCTTAAGAAACTTATCCCCGGGTTTGATGAGGCCATCATCAAGTCGAAGGATTTCGAGAAAGCCCAAGACGAGCTGGCAAAGCTCACCGGGGGAGCCGCCGCCGCGTCGGCCGATACTGCCGCCGGTAAATTCCGCACGCTGGGCGTAAGCCTTGACGAGGCAAAAGAGGCAATAGGCGCGGCCCTGCTCCCTGCCATTAACGCCGTCCTCCCGCTGCTGCAAAACCTCGCAAGGTATGCCCAGGAGAATTCCGGCGTAATTCTGGCGCTAGGCATTGCCGTCGGGTCATTCGCGGCCGCGGTTCTGATTGCCAACGGTGTTCTGGCAGTGGCAAAGACGGCGACGCTGCTATGGACCGGCGCGCAAGTGCTACTTAACATCGCGCTCGCGGCTAACCCCATCGGCATCATCATCATTGCCCTTGCCGCCGTCGCTACCGCGCTAGTCCTTGCCTACAAGAACTCAGGCACGTTCCGTGATGCGGTTGCAAAGCTCGGGGAGGTTGCCCAGGCAGTCTTTGGATGGCTTCGTGAGAACGTCGGCCCCATCGTCGAACTCATCGTCAAAGCTTTCAAGATATGGGCAAAGCCGATTGAAGTCATCATCTCGGGACTAGACAAGATTAAGAGTGTCCTAGGTTCCCTCTTTGGCGGTGGCGGTGGCAATGTCGGGCAGTCCCAGGCATTGAAAGACCTCGCCGATCAGGCCAATAAGGCCGAGAACGCGGTGAAGAAAATTCCCGCATCCGTCGCCGCAGCGATTAGGTCGGCCCGCACCGCACTGGGCGGGACTGTTGCAAGTATTGCCCAGATGGTCGGCACCAGGGCAGGCGCGCCGAAGTCGGCAGAGGCCGACGCGCTGCAGCGGCAACTCGACGGCGAAAACGCCATTCGTGAAAAGGCAGGCCTAGAGGCCGCCATCACCCTCGCCGAAACGGACCAGGAGAAAGCTAGGGCCGTCCTCGCCCTAGACCAATTCGTCACGCAGGCAAAGATTCAGTCACTACGAGACGAAGCCGCCGCGGCCAGTACGTCGGCAACCGAACGAGTGACGGCCCTTAACGCGCAATACCAAAACGGGCTCATCACTGCACAGACGTTTCAAACCCAGCTAAACGGCATCATCGGGGAATCCGCCGGCACGTCAATGGGCGAGGGCTTTGCCCTAGCGTTCTCCACCGGCCTTGAAGAAATTCGCGTGCAGCTGCTGGAATTGCAGACCATCAAGAATCAGGCGCTAATCTCCGTCGGCCTGCCAGTGCCCACCGGCATCAAAGACTCGGCACCAAAGAAGAAGAAGAAGAAAAAGAAGGAGAGGAAGGAAATGGCGACCGGTGGGATAGTCACCAGCGCCACAGACGTCACCATTGGCGAAGCCGGGCCAGAGGCCGTTATCCCTCTCAGTCGCGCGCGCGGCTTTGGCGTCGGTGGCATCACAATCAACGTGCAGGCGGGCCTAGTGTCTACGCCGGACCAGATAGGCCAGCAGATCATCGAAGCCATACAGAACGCGCAGCGCCGCAGCGGCCCGGTGTTCGCGGCAGCATGAGCAGCCCGACGCTACAGGTGCTGGTTGGATTCCAGACAACGGTCAATTTCGGGACGCCGTTTCAGCTGGACAATGCCACCTACGGGCTACTGGGCACGGGCACGCTGGGCGGCTATCAGATGGTCGACCTAACCAGCATGGTCCAGAGTGTGAGCATCACCAGGGGCCGCAACCGTGAGATGGAGCAATTCAACGGTGGCACGGCGCAGCTGCAGATTTACGATCCCACGCGCCTGCTCGACCCGCTAAACACGGCAAGCATTTATTACCCGTTCGTCGCCCCACGGCAGCCCGTGCAGGTGTTGGCCGGTGGCGTCATTATCTACACCGGGTTCGTGACTGACTGGGACCTTGAGTACGGCTACACCACGAATGCGAACGTGACGACCGTGGCGTGCGCGGATGCCTTTACCGTGCTGGCGAATCAGTCCATGAACGCCGTAACGCCCTCAGCGGAATCCAGCAGCGCGCGCGTGGCGTACGTCCTCACGCGCCCCGAGGTGGCGTACCAAGGCCCGTACAGCGTCGGGACGGGTTCCTCCACGCTGGGGGCATACCTCATTCCGGCAGGCACGAACGTCCTCAGCTACCTGCAGAACGTGGCGACGTCGGAGCAGGGTTACCTATTTATTAGCTCTAATGGCACCCTCACCTTTACCGGGCGTGCGGCAGTGCTAAACCCGGTTTCGTCTATTGCCTTCGTAGACACCGGCAGCGGTGGCATTCCCTATCGGACACTGACGAACCAGTACGGGGACGAGCTGCTCTTCAACTACATTCAGACACAAAGCCCCGCCGACCCGGCAAACCCCTCGACTACCAGCAACGCGGCCAGCATTGCCCTTTACCAGGCGCAGCAATACACGAAACTGGACCTACTCAATAGCACCGTTGCCGAGGTAGCCGCGCTGGGCAACTACCTACTGGGGCGCTACAAGGACCCCGTGCTGAGGTTTACCGGCGTGACCGTGCAGCTGGCCGCACTGTCAAGCGCCGACCAGGTCACGGCACTCTCCACAGACCTCACGCGCATAGCGTCAGTGCAGAAAACCTACAGCGTCGGCAGTCCCGGCAGCGTGACCCAGACGCTGATTGTCTCCGGCATCAAACATGCCATCACGCCGGGTTCCCATATTGTCGAATACACTTTCGAGAGTACGGACCAGGCGGGCTATTTCACGCTGGATTCCACGCTATTTGGCGTCCTCGACACTAACCTGTTGGCATTCTAGAAAGGCTTAGAAATGAGTTGGACCGCACCATCGACGTGGGTAGCTGGGGCAATCCTGACGGCAGCTCAGCTTAACCAGCAATTGCGCGACAACATGGACGTGCTTGCGCCGTTCGCGGCGGCGTGGACCTCATGGACGCCAACCCTCACGCAGACCGGTACCGTCACAAAAACCGTGACCTCTGCAACGTATGTGCAAGTGGGCAAACTCGTTATCGCGCAATTTAACCTCGCCGTCACTGGGGCAGGGACGGGCGGCGTTGGCGTCCTTATGGGCTTGCCTGTGACCGCTTTAGGCACTTTCAGGTCCGTCGGGACTGTTGCGATTTTCGACACAAGCGCAAGCACTACCTACGGGGGAACTTGCACATCTCTCAGCACGACCACCGTGGGGTTTGTCGGCGACTGGGCAGGCGCTAACACTTGGGGATCACAGCCGAGCCTAGCCCTCGCTAGCGGTGACGTAATCCGTGGCACTTTGATGTACGAGTCGGCGTGACCTCCGAGGAGGCCGCCCAGATCACGGCGCACCTTGAACGCATCGAGACCATGGTCCGTGAGACGAATGGCCGCGTTCGGGATATTGAGCTATGGCGCGCGCGCCTGCAGGGCGTGGCCGCCACCTCCCGTATTCTCTGGATGGTCGCCGGGGGCACGATCACCGCTATCATTATTGCAATGGTTACAAGGGGGACGGCATGAGTCTGAGCAACGGGCAGGAAACGCTACGCACCGCCCAGGGCTATCTAGGCGCGCACGAAGGCGCACCGAACCGATCAGGCGCGCCAGTGGTGGATGCCTGTCAGGAATTCTATGGCCTTGAAAGCACCCCGTGGTGCAATTCCTTCGTCGGCTACTGCATCGCCACCAGCAACGCGGCGTCAAAGTATAAGACGTCGGCAAAGTCGATTATGTCCCCCAGCACGCAGACCACCGCCGATAAGGCGAAGGCAAAAGGATGGCTGCTCCCGGGCAACAATAAGGCGCGCCCAGGTGATTGCTTTATCTTGCCCGGGGTCCACATAGGTTTCGTGGCGTCAATCGGTTCGGGCAATCTGTTTACCTCAATAGAGGGAAATTGGCAGGACTCGGTT